CAGCGGCGCTAGCGGCCGGGTGTAGTAAATTACCACCATACAGATCAACTAATGTAATATTGCTTTCATAAGAACCGTATACTCCTGTATCAGGTTTACCAGTTGTACCACTGTTACCACTATAACTTAAATATCCAGATAATGGTGCGTTATGGTTAGTTGTATAGTTATATACAGTATTTTTTGTGAGATGATCAACATTTTGTGGATATGCTTTGTCATCAATAACACGAGCATTAAATCCATTACTACCTGTATTGAGAGGTATTAGACCGTCAACTTTATTATCATACACTTGATCACTAAAGTTTTCACGAGGTGCTTCTGGTTCAAATGTATATTCATAACGCTTACCTTTAATCGTCCATATATAATGACCTAATAATTGATTACGATCTCCACCTTTTTGATCAACACGCTCTGTTATTTCAAATATTTGACCCGATCTACCATTTGGTCTTGTTGCACCATACTCAACTAACTCTATTACATCCCCTGCTTTAGGTTCAAAATTGTATTGAGATGTTACACTACTTAAAGATGATGTTGATAGAGCGTTGGTAAACGTATTAATAGATATAACACCGGTTATATCAGCTTCACCCTGTAAACCGAACTTACTTAATATAATACTATCATTATTAAGTGTTATTGCCATTACCAAATTAAATGGTGGTAAGAATCCAGCTAGAGGTTGTTCACCGTAAAAGAAATCGTGGCCAGAAAGTGTATAATTGTTAACATAATAATATACAAGCATTCCGTATTGGCTTATTTGCTCGTTCCACCAATTATTAAATAATTGGATTTCATATGCATTAGTTGTAATGTCTAAATAACGCAAGTTTCCTATACTACAGGATGCAGCTCCAGGTATGTTTGTTCCGACTGGGTTAGTGGTACCTGGTGGTACATAAGGACCTGTATCCACACAATATTGCGATATTGACATAAAAATATTTACAAAAAGTATAGAATTAATCTGTAATATACTAAATAATATTATAATGAGCAAATTAAAGAACCTATCCGATCTGGACTCTCTATATAATATGGTCCAAGAAAACGCTGCTAAAATGCCAGCTATTCAAAACGGTAACAAGCAGCCTGATATTCTTTTAACAGATGCGTCAATGTACTTACCTACATCCTCGAAGCAAGAAGCTCTTAATGAAAACGCCCCTAAAGTAGGAGAAGGTTTTGGTAAGAAAGAAGAAAAGCTAGCTAAAGGTACAGGTCCTGATGCAGCTGAAGGCTTTAAGAAGAACGAAGCTAAAGAAAAACAAGAAGCAGCTAAAGAAACAAAGCAAGAAGAAGGAGATATGGAAGCTGCAGAAAAGAATGAAGAAGCTCCTGAAAAAGAAAAAGTAGAGGAGACTGTAGATTCTAGTTCCAGAACTCCTAAATATAATAAACAACATTTTACTATGCCTAAATCAAAATTCCAAAAACTATATGAGGACGCAGTTAATGGCGTGCCTTTCGTTGCTCAAGAAGAAGAACAAATCGCTCCAGTAGAGCCAGCTGCTGATCATGAAGAACCAGCAATGGGTGGTCCTGAGGGTGATGAAGGTGAAGAAGCATGCTGCACGCATGAAGAAGCTATCGAAATGGTAGAAAAACTTTTAAAGTTCCTTAAAAAGGATACAGCATATGATAAAGAACATGGTGATTTAGGTGATGAAGATCAAGCATTCACCGGTGGCGGTGAAGAAGAAGAGGGTGCAATGGGAGAAGCTGTTGAAGCTGAAGACCTAGGTCACCCACTCGAAGGTGCTAAATCAGAAGAACTTAAAGACGGTCACAAGATTCACAAAGTCGGTGGCGCTGGTGTAACTAAAGTTAAAGGCGCTGCAACTGAACAAGGTGCAAGCTTTAAGAATGAGCCAGCTCCTAAGAAAGAAAAAGAATCAGCTCACTTAAAAGACGGTCATAAATTACATACAGTAGGCAATCTTACACCTGACAAAGGTGAAGGTGCAAACATATTCACGAAGTAATTTTAAGGCATAGACAATTCACAAAGCCCTTAGCAATAAGGGCTTTTTTTATGGCTACTTAATAAGGTCTATCGTTTATAAACCTTTTATCTAACATACCAGCAGCTGGACTACCATGAGGCAATCTCCAGCCCTGTTCAAATAATTCATCCATATCAGGATTAGCATTACTCGGACCTTGAGATATAATAACAGGGTTACGTGCAGTAATATCCGGTTCTTTATTTTTATTAAATTTATTATACATCTCAGAAGGCTTTGGCATACTAACTACAAACGGGTCCCAATTGTTAGGTATCATATGTAATGGTTTACCATTGCTATCTTGCTGAGTCACTTCGTAAAATTGTTCTACTACTTTAGGGTCTAATATAAACATTGCCCAAATAAGAGCTTCTACTCTATCATCCAAGTACTTGTCAGATTGTTTTTTCCATACTCCGTTTGGTTGGCGTATATACGTTTTAAACTCTTCTATAGTCTGCTTGTCATATAACTTGACACACCTCAATACATTCATCCAGTACCTAAAATTAGCCATGGAGTTGAACTTACTGTTGGTATGAGAATAAACACCTAGACGGTTATCCTTTTCTACCTTTTCAGTAAACGAACCCATACTCGGGGTATACTTTACTATGTTGGGGTATTGGTGAGTATTAACTAAAGCATCTACTACTGAGGCTCCGCAGTTGTTACGCTCTACTAATAATGGCGGGTTACCCCATTGACCGGCTATTTCTACGAGCCTCCCAGCAAAATTAAATGGGTCTAGTTTATTATTAGCGTATGTAGCTACTTGTTCTATGTTAGTTAAATCTGTAACATCCACTACTTGTATAACTGAGTTAGCTCTACCAATACCTTCGCCAACGTCAACCCCAATACTATAGAAGTGACCATCTATATGATCTTTATATATTTTAAAAGTACCATCATCATCTTCATAAACGGGATCTGGAGCATTAGTTGTTAATTCGTCTAACTGATCTTTATCAAAAATGTTTTCACCTGCAGCTCTAAACTCGTTACCATACTCTTGGTTAAATGACTCTTCTGAACCAAGAGCTCTCATTGTCATTTCTTTCCATTTTTCATCTCTACCTGGAACCTCGTGCCAATCTACACGCTCATGGTGCCATCCATTTTTACCCGCTACTGCATCGGTATAAGTATTAAAGAAAAGATTACCCACACCGTTAGGGGTAGATAACATAAAGATTTTAGACTTCTTAGAGGATGAAATAACAGGAAATACTGATTCCCAAAAGTCGTCCATAAACTCTGGCGGAATAAATGCAGCTTCGTCCAAGAGTAGACAGTTAATAGACTCACCTCTAGCAGCATCAGACGTTGTAGTACTAATACCAATAGAGGAACCGTTCTCTAGTTCCATACCTTCTTTTGCGTAAGCCACTACACCTGGTTTCATATAGTTAGGTAGCATTTCGTACGCTAGTTTAATACGTTTAAAAATGTTTTTAGCAGTTTCCTGTTTATTAGCAATTAGTAGTACTCTATAATCGTCATGAAAACAAATCATCCACAAAGCAAATATGGTTAAGATAGTTGTTTTACCAATCTGTCTAGAAGCTAATACAACATTAAACCTGTTCTCTACCAACGCTTTAAGTACTCTCTTTTGAAAGTTATAAAGCTTAATTGGTTGCTTACCTTCGTCCAAACTAACAATGTAAAAGAAACGAGAAAAGTGTAAAATAGACTTGCGCGCTCTTTCTAGATCTTCCACCATCTCTGGTGTCCAATTAAATTGAGTTTCCGGCACGGGTAAGTTTTTATTACCCAAATAATACGTTGTCTGATCTCCTTTTGCTTTTGCCATTATATATACTTACTATGGATCTACTACTAGTCAAAAGTAAGTTATAGTATGAAAAAGCTAACTTTAACGGGTAATAAATTTAACCCTATTGGATACTGGAGTGTACCTATTAAAGCTTTTGAAGATTTTCCTACTGCTGGGCATATGCCTGTATTACCAGGGCCTGAATTTTTAGAACTGTTCGATCAAGAAGGGTATGTTATGACAAAGTTAGAACAGTGGTACGCGTATGATAGTAAAGAAAATTTATCAACTCACTACCCGGATCAACAGTGTTTACGTAGACCGTGGATTGTACAAGAAGGTGTAGTGTTTGAAGGAGCTAACCTTAACCATAGCTTACTGTTTGAACGTAGAGGTTTTACTGGAAAAGCACTAGATAGACTTAAACTGTGGTCTGAATGGAATACCCAACTATACAAGCTTATTAAGTTAAAACCAAAATGGGGGTTAGATTTTTCAATAGATTATACAGATAAAGAGGGTAACTGTATAGAAGTTTTACACTATGAACATGATGAATTTAGCTATGAAAAAATAGAAGAAAGAAGGCTCTTAGTTGAACCTCTTTTTTTAAATACTGATTGGGATGATGTAGCTAAACAAATACTAAAGCGTAAAGATGAATGGATTAATTTAGACATATTTGCACAAGGAGATTGGAAGTGTGCGTATTTAGGTATACCTACAGATAGTCAAAAAATGATTTCTTGGGAAACCTAATATAATTAAATAATACGTAAGTAATTGTATAACATGTTGCCTTCTGACAAGCTTACGTTTGAATATCACGATACTCTCAATCCTTTAATATGGGATGGAGGTACTATTAAACCGGAAATTAAAAATAAGCTATTAGAAGTTGCTGAAGCATTTTTAGAAACAGTAGAAATTCCGGTAGATGTAGAGGATATTACTTTAACTGGTTCTTTGGCTAACTATAACTATACTGAATATAGCGATTTTGATTTGCATATTATAACAGATTGTAGAGATTATAATATAGACGAAGCTTTACTTAAAGATTATTTTAAGGCTAAAAAGACTGTTTGGAATAGTACGCACGAAATTAAAATTAAAAACTATGACGTAGAAGTATATATACAAGATATACTTGAACCTCATCATTCTACAGGTGTATATTCATTAAAAAACGATGCTTGGGTACATAAACCTCAAAAATCAGACCATATAGATAAAAAAGAGATAGCTAAAAAGGCTGAAGCAATGAGACATATGATTGACCATGCTTTGAGCGATAAATGTGATTTGGAGTGTGCTGAAAATGTAAAAGATAAAATTTTAAAAACTAGACAGGCTGGTTTAGTTAAAGGCGGAGAATACTCTATAGAAAATTTAGCGTATAAAGAGTTAAGACGTACTAAAGATATTGATAGGTTAATACAAGGCGTAATAGCTAAAAGAGATAAAGAGCTATCTTTAAATCAAGAAGCTGAAACTTTTAAGACGTTTATGTCTCAACCAGGCATAACTAGCGGTAAAGGTAGTCGTGGTCCAAGACATCAATCTCCTACGGCGGGTATGAGCAAATTAACTAGGCACGATACAAAATCGGTCAGTATTATTGCTAAGACTCACAGAGAGATGGAGACTCCTTTTCCTGAAATTGAAAACTTAAAAAAGAAACCACGTGGTAAAACATATATTATACCTCAAACCGCTCAAGCAATTGCTCGTTTTTATAGTATGAATATGGATAAGGTAAATACCGAGCCTCGTGGTCTAAGTACTAGTGGCATTGTACTCGGTTTTGATCCAATTGTAAGAAGACACTATTTAGAAAAGAAAGAAAAAGGCAAATAATGGCACTCGGACCTATAACACAACAGTCTATTCTTAATAAAAGTAGAAAAGATAAATTTCTACTCACGTTAAACCTGCCTGACGCTCTTAAGAAGATTAATATATTAAATCAAAGCGACAGAACAAATGATGGAGTATATCTAGATTCTTTGCAATATTCGGTTTACGGTACAGTTGTACCCGCTACCGCAATAAATCCTGTCGATTTACCATTTTCCGGTCAAACTTTAAGCGTAACTTCTAACAAAAGAGAGAAGTACCAAAACATTACTGTAAACTTTACAGTAGATAACAATTATAACAACTGGTGGGTATTATGGAAGTGGTTGGATTATATAAACGGTGTTACAAGTAGTACTATGGATCCTGATAACTTAACACAATTACCTCAAACACCAACTCAGTATGCAGGCTTAGCAAATCTACAGCCTTACCAAACAAGTGTGGTGGTGGAGGGGTTGGATGAATATAATAATAAGAAAATCCGTTGGACGTATAGTAAAGCTTTTATTACTAACTTAACTGGAATAACTTATAGTTATAGAGATGCTGATCAGCTCGAATCTTCATTTACGTTCTCGTTTAGTCAGTTAACTTCAGAATTACTGTAAAACAACAAGGTTTCCTCGCGGAAAAGCCTAAATAATAATAAATACTACTATGGCTACTTTACGTCAAATACAATCCCCTGGTGTACAAATTAATGAAATCGATCTAAGCCAAACAACAAGCGTACCTAATGGTACTAATGTGTTTATTGCAGGTTTTGCTGCTCAAGGTCCTGCTAATGAAATTATAAGCCTTACAACAGGTAACGATTTTACTAATATTTTCGGTACACCAACTAATGCAGCCGAACGTTATTTTTATTACTCCGTACAACAGCAATTTACAGCAGGTACAAACGCTCAAGTAAGTGTTTACCGTTTACCTTATGGTGGCGGAATGGGGGATGGTTATGCAGCTAACAAATACAGTGCTTTAGTATTCCCAGTACTACCAGCTTTAACACCAAGCACAACTACAGCAGCTGCAGCTTCAACAACTACAGCATTCATGAGTGCAAGTACATATTACCTTGCAGCACCACAACTTATTGAACTTTCTCAAAACGATTACGTAACTTTAAAACAAAACGGTATTAACTGGAGCACAACTGGCGGTGGTGCAGCTCCAACTATTAATAGTGTTGCTGATTTAACAGCAAACGGTATCGGTTTAGTAGTATTAAACGAATCTCAAACAACTATTAACGAAAAGTTTGAAGGTCTTTATTTAAATCTTGCTGATAATCTTAACTTAAACCCAACAACAGCAATGTCTGCTGTTCAAAACGTATTCAGTATTACAGCTGAACAATCATCGTTTGGTTTAACAGGTGCTAATGTTTATCAAGAGATTCCATCAAGCCGTTTAAGCTTCCAATTATCAGCTACAGCAGCAGATCCAAAGCCAAGCGTTTCACAGTTAATCGAAAACATTCCACAATACGACATTTCAAATGTAGGTGGTACAGGCTTTGATGACTTAGCGATCGTTTCTCTTATTAAAGTAAGAACATCTCCTTTCGGTAATAACCCATTACAGTTATCATATAGCTTACAAGAAGGTTATGCTACATCGTTCTATGCTAACCGTACAGTACAAGACAAAAACGGTGGTGCAGCTAAGAGCGACTTTATTGAAACAGTAATCAACAATACTTCACCTAACTTAACAGTATTCCTTAACCCTAACATTTCAAACAATATTAAATGGTTAGACAATGACGGTAATGCTGCAAAACAAGTCAGAGTATTAACTCCTTTTAATCAAACAGGCAACTATAAAGCAGCAACTAGCCTATTCCCATTAGGTGTTTATGCTCCTTCGTTAGATACAACTAACGTAAAGACAATCGGTGATGTTGGTACAAAACTTGATAACGCTTTAAGTTTAGCTGGTAATGCAGATGTATACAATATTGACGTTGTAGTAGACGGTGGTTTATCGACTGTTGCAGCTATTGCACAAACAGGCACATTTGATGATACAGCATACGGTACAGCAGTTCAATCTGCAGTAGACAATTTAACAGAATCTGATGGTAACTATACACCAGATACTATTGTCGGTACTTGGTCTCAAATTACTCAAAAGTTTGTAGACTTTACTACATTCCAACGTAAAGATTGTATCTTTATTTCTGACCCATTACGTCAAATTTTCGTACAAGGTGCAGACTTCAAGACATTAAAAGATCCTTCAACAAACTTCTCAAGCAACATTTACTGGCCGCTACGTAACTCCTATCAAGGGGTTAATACAAGCTATGCTACAACATATGGTAACTGGGTCAAAGTTATTGATTCATTTACTTCAAAAGCTACTTGGTTGCCATTCTCTGGTTTTGCTGCAGCAATCTATACAAGTAACGATGCAGTAGCTTATCCTTGGGCAGCACCTGCTGGTGCAAATCGTGGTACCGTAACTGGTATCGTCGATATTGCAGTTAACCCAAATCAAAAGCAACGCGATTTACTTTACAAGATTGCAATCAACCCAGTAGTAAACACCCCTGGCGCTGGCTTCTCAATTCAAGGTCAAAAGACTTTATTACAGACACCAAGCGCATTTGATCGTATTAATGTTCGTCGCTTATTCCTCTTCTTAGAGAAATCAGTACTTAATACAAGCAAGTCATTCTTATTTGAACCAAATACAACATTTACTCGTAACAGATTAACTAATACGATTAAGCCAGTATTTGAACTAGCTAAGAATACTCAAGGTGTTTACGATTACTT